CGGACATGAACACATTCAGCTTCCTCTCTGCGGACCATCCTCTTTCCTGAGCCATCTTGACGATCGTGCCGCCGGTTACATCATGGCGCCGGAAGGAATCCCATTTCTCAGCGAACTCTGTGCTGTCATAGCGCTCTGAATCTGTGGCGCTCCAGTCCTGCCATGTTTCAACCGGATAGCCTTCCTCTTTGAGCGCCATGCCGATATTGACCCATTCCTGGTACGACAGTGAAGCCGGATCAATGTACTTAAGCAGTTCTTCAAGATCAGTCTTCTGTTCCATCGTCCCACTCCATGCGGACTTCGACTCTGGGAGTCTCGCTGAATAGTTTTTCTACATTCAAACTGTAAATCTGTGAATCATCGTGGTAAGCAATGCCGTTCAGGGCATCGCAAATTATCTTTGCGATATTATCGCAGTCGGGCTTTTTCAATGGCCGTAAGTGTTCCAGCAGCATCGCCAGTCTGCGCTTTTTGGATGCTGACTTTGGGATTGTGTAATATGCAACCATTCTCACTCTGACAGCGACATCTGCATCCAGTGGGACGTGATCCGGATATAAATCTTTGAAGCACACCTTGACCAGATTTTCATAATTCGCTGTGTCGTGAGGAGTATAGGCATGGCCGGAGCGGCCGAGACGCGGCCGCCCCTTTCCCTTAGGCTCACCCGGAACGGAGAACCGGATCACCATTCAGTGTCGCCCCACTTCTTCTTGGATGCCGGTGCAGCCTTTTTCTTTGCCGGCAGGAATCTTTCGACATTGTTGTATGTATTGCCGTTGTATTCACGGTGGCCGACTTTGACTGTGCCGGTCTTGCCGACATATGAATCCCAGTCGGGAGTGAAGGTCTTCTGCCCTTCCTTAAGGACACCGATGCTCTTCAGAAATGCGGCGATCATACCGGCGCCTTCCTTGCAGACATAGAAGTTGTTCTTCAGATAAGCACTCCCCAGTTCGGATGTGACAGTCAGCGAGACGATGACCTTGCCGCAGGGCGGGAGTTTTGCCGATCCGTTGAAGTCGTCATAGTCGATCGCTGTGACAGTGAACGGATATTCGCCAGGTTCAAGCAGGATGTATTCCTGCTCTTCATAATCGAGTGTCATTGTGTACTTGTTCGCCATGTTCTTACCTCCTCACCCTAACGGGTCTCTTTTAGCGACAATCGCAGAATGGATTTTGTTAATGTTTTCGATCAGATAATCGATGAAGTCAGGATCATAATCGGAGATCAAAGTCTCGAAGGGATAGATTCCCTTGTCGGCAACGATTGCCCTGAGCTCTTCATCTGAGATTCCCTTCTCAAGCAGAACGGTCTTGATCCGTCCATATTCTGTCTTTCCTGTCAGCGGAGTCTCATCATCGATCACATCGACATGCGGAGCGGAGACATCAATGTATTTCCCGCCGGGCATTTCTTCCGGATCTTCTTCTCTGAGCGCCGGTTTGACATCCTCGGGCGGATCAAAGTCGAGATCCCAGTATTCACGGATCGCTTCATCGACCTTCTTCAGATCGTTCGGGATCAGCTGATCCTCGAACATGCCAACTGGCGACTTGACGGTATCGGCACCGCTGTTCTGTGTGGTGAATCCATATCCGTCTTCATCGACGTGTGTTCTCAGAACCACCGCGAACATGCCTTCAAGGGTTACTTTTTCATCCAGCATCTTGCCGATCGTCTTGGCTTTAATCGTGTTGCCGTCGGCACTGGTCTCAACATGCTGCAGGAAGTAAACGATCTTGTCTTCCGGCAGATTCCGGCAGAAGTTGACGAAGTCCCAGAAGTTCTGACCAATCTCGGTGAACTTCTCATAACCCTTTTCCTTGGCGCGTCTCATGAACTCATTTGCCATGAGATACTGGGCGTCATCGATTACAATCGACTTCTTGTCCGTCTTTCTGAGAATCTGCTTGATTGTGGTGTAAGAATCGGTGCTGTGTGTTTCAAATCCTCTGGATCTGAACGGCAGCGGCTTGCCGATCACGTTGATGATTTCGACATCGCCGGGTTTGAAATTGCGGAGTGATGCGGATTTGCCGGTTCCGCTTTCGCCCAGGATCATTACTGTGATTGCCATGTGTTACCTCATTTTTAAGTATTCAGAGCGTTCGCCGATGTGTGCGAAGTCAAGAACCTCGCCGTCTTCTTCGATCGCTGATCTGATCGCTTCCTTGTCCGGTTCCAGCTTGATTTTGCAGTAGGCTTCGGGAACGTCGCCGTCAATGATCAGAGGCTTTTTCCCGCCTGCACTGGCGATCGAGAATGTGAAGTGTGAAGTGGTGACCTTCTTTCTGTTGGTCGCTTTGAGTGAATTGAAGAGTGAATCCTTGAGGCGCTCAACCGCCCGCCGTGCGTTCTTCTGACGCTCCTGAAGACGCTTGATCTCAGCATCGAGCATTGCATCTTCGGATTCAAAGTTCCGGATGATGAAGCCATAGTTCTCGATCTTCTGATCAAGATCCTCGCCGACTGTCAGCATCTCAATGGGATATTCCTCATTGCCGTCTTCAAGCACAGCCTGAATCTGTCTGTACTTGTCGGTCAGTTCGTAAAGACTGCTCATTCTTCCTTCTCCCTTGCGTAGATCTTGTTTTCCAGTTCGGTTCTGCTGATCGTGTACAGCAGGGCTCGTGTATCCGGATCGAACATCCAGAATGTGCCGGTCTGCCATACCAGCTTCGGCAGCGTGTCTTCATATTTTGTGGCGCGCTTCCAAGCGTTCTCATCGTGCTTGTGCTGAATCTGAATGATGTGGAGGTCCCAGTATTCCATGACGGCACACTGCACGAACTCATTGCCCGGAATCACTGTCCAGTTCTTTGGATCATCGATATAAGCCTTAACTTCTTTCCTAGTCATTCCCATCTGACGGACCCTCCTGTTCGCTGATCGGTTCCTTGTACAGCACATAGCGGCTGCGGATGTCGACAAGATCCCGATGATCTCTGTATGTGGTCTCATCCAGTCTCTGGATGTCCTTAATGATGTATTCAAGCAGATCGAAGACCGGAGTCATCTGATCGTAGTAGTCTGTGGTGCGCTGTTTCAGTTCGCGGTCGAACTCATCGATCTTCTTTTCGGTGAATACCTTTGTTGCGAATGTGGTCGCTCCGTCTTCGGAGACCTGTTCATTGATGTCGTCCAGTGAGTCATCGATCTGATTCAGTCGCTTCTGTGTCATGGCCGTGACGATGACCAGCAGAGCGATCGCAACGCTCATCATGATTGTGATCGTAACGTTCAGCATGGCCAGTTCTCCTGTCTGAGCTTGTCTTCCTCAGGGATATATCTTTCGATTTCTTCGAGTGTCATCCAGAGGGAAGCGAACTCTTCTCCCTCGACTCCAACGAAGATGACCGGACCGACGAAGTGCAGACCGTCGACACTGCAGCAGTAAGGCAGACGCTGAAGCCTTCCTTCCTCGTTGCAGATCACGGCGATGTGTTTGTTAAGTGTGTGAACCTCGATGTAACCGCCGACAACACTCTGCAGAGCGTGCAGTTCGTTATCCAGTGATGCGAACTTGATCGGCTTGGCGGGTTCTTTGACGAGACATAAAATCTTACTCATAGTCATCCTCCAATAATTCATATGCGCTTTCCATGAGATCGACAGCGTCGCGAAGGCAGTCGATCTTATCCAGTACGTCATCCGCTTCAGGGGAACATTCTTTCTCATCAGCGGAGAAGTTCCCATAGCGTTCCTCAAGGCGACTCAGATCCTTGTTTGCCTGGCTGATCGCCTCTTCCAGCATTTCCTTAGCTGTCATTAGATGACCCCCATGAACTTGGCAATCGTGCAGACAGCTGTGGCGGCGATGAGAGCGATGAATGATAAACAATGCAGCACCATCACATCTTCATCGGTGTAAGTGGTTTTAATTCTCATTTTTTAATCCTCCATGTTAGAATGAGGATGCCTTTGAAGTGGGCATCTTGGCGGATGTTGCAGCATCCGCTTTTATTTTTGTTAACTGACTGAGTGAGATTCCCATCACCCAGCAGGCAGATGTCAGCCGGATCTTCTCTCCGGCAGTGTAGATCAGCCGGTCATTGAGATCCTTGCGGTCTTTTTCGACTGCCAGATCGTAAGCCTTGGCGAGATGCCGACCTGTGAACTGGGAGATGATCCCGAGCTCTGTCTTGGTGATGTACGCGCTGGACAATATCTCAGTCAGCGCTTTTTGACGTCTCATGCGAAGTATCCGCCGGTGCTGTAATCCCAGTCGATCGTGCCATCCGGATAGATCCGGCAGCACTTGGCTGTGAACGTCCATTTCGACACAACGTTCTGCATGATCGCGTTCGCATGATCGTCTGATCTGAGGCAGATGTAAGAACCACCGCCGTTGTTCTGATAGACCTTACCGACTTCCGGTATGAATTTCTGTCTTGTTCTCATGGCTTCCTCCTTTCTAAGTAAATTCACAATTTACTGCTTGGTGATAAAAAAAGTTAGTCGTCAATTCCTTTGACATAGATGTTTTCCGCCGGCACCTTTGCGATCTGGGAGAGCTTCTTCAGATCGTAGGCTGTCATCGGGACATTACCGGCGCTGACCTGTTTCAGATGATTCGGGTTGATCTCGCATCTGACAGCCAGGTCTTCGATGCTGGTATTCAGCATTGCGGCGATGGCTCTGACATTCAGCTTGATATTCTCCATTGAACCTCCTTTCAGTAAATCTGTGATTTACGTCTTCTATGTTAGTAAATCCTCAATTTACTGTCAACGCTTTTTTTTAATTCTGTGAATTTTTTGATTATAATAAGTTTAGGAAATGGAGGATTTACTATGGAAAGCGAGAAAGAGTTCAACAAGAGACTGGGTTATGTCCTTAAAAAGACAAGAAGATCGAAGAAGGTTTACCAGCCACAGATCGCCGCAAAACTAAATGTTTCCAAGATGACTGTCTCTTACTGGGAATCGGGAACGAACTCAATAAGCGCCGAGCAGTTAAAGAGGTATTGTGACGTCCTCGGCGTCTCTGTCCAGTACGTCCTCGATCAGACTGAGCAGGAGTCCGTCTATGCCGGCGTACAAGGATAAAGACCGAGGCACATGGTACATTAAGTACTCCTACACTGACCGGATCACCGGCAAGCGGAAACAGGTGCTTAAACGCGGATTCCCTACCAAGCGCGAAGCAAGTCTCTGGGAGGCTCAACAGCGCTCGAACGAACAACAGCCAACCTCGCTCACTTTCCGCGCTCTGATGGGCAAATACTACGATTACAGGAAGCCCAGAGATCGAACAAAAGAGAATCAGACATCGATGCTGGAAACATACTTCCCTCTGATCGATCAGCCTGTGGACCGGATCACAAAACAGATGATGATGGAATGGTACCTGGAACTGACTTCCAAGGATCTCAGTATCGGCACGAAGAATCTGATATTGACCGTTGTGAAGTCGATATTTCGCTTTGGAGCGGAGTTTTATGATTTGCCGAACCATTCCTCGTCCTTGAAAAGGTTGCGCTCAGGGAAGCGGAAATACGCTGTGTGGACCATCGAGGAATTTAGTCAGTTCATCGAGTTCGAACCAAGCCCGCTGTACAAGGCTGCTTTCACTTTCCTGTATATGGTCGGCTGCAGGTGCGGAGAACTGCTCGGTCTTCAGTATGCAGACTTTGCCGATGGCAGAGTTCGCATCCATCAGCAGATGACCGATCGTGGACTGGCACCGTTGAAAACAGAATCCTCAGAGCGGACGCTGAAATTGCCGGATGCCGTACAGACCGCATTAGAGCCTATTCTGAGCGGATGTTCAGAAGAACAGCCGTTCGTCTTCCCGATCCCGAAAGTGACGCTGTACGACCATTTCAAGCGCGCTATAAGGGAATCCGGAGTCCCAGAGATTCGTATTCATGACCTAAGACATTCATTCGCTACAAATGCGATCTGCTCCGGCGCTTCGATCGTTGCCGTCAGTAAGTATCTGGGGCACAGTTCGATCACGATCACGCTGAACACATATACTCATCTGCTCGAAAAAACAGACGATGAAATGATAGAGATTATGAATGATCTTTATAAAAACAGCTGAAAAAGGTATCAAAAAGGTATCACAGATTCAGAAAATCCAGTATTTATCGGCATTTTTAATGATCTGACTATTACAACAGATAAGATCGTAAACAGTCATAGACGAGCAAAAAGCCCTATAAATGGGCTTTTTTTGTTATAAACAGGCATACACAAACATGCTTTTTTAACTTTTCGGTATCACAAAGGTATCACGGGCATAAAAAAAAGCCTCCCCACAGGGAGGCTGAAAACCGGCGGGGAATGTAAGGGGCATCCTCTCTTTCTGATAATAACCGGTTTTTTAATGTGATTCAGATGTGGTGGTTGATTATTTCTTCCTGGTACTGATCTCTGACTTCGCGCAGCTTATCGATACCATTTCCGTCGATCATATGATTGACGATAGCATTCAACGCTTTGGTTGTGTAACGATCTGTAGCTTTACGTTCCTCTTCGCTCTTTTCCAGAATAGAAATACGGTTCTCGTGGTCTTCGATCTTCTTGAACGGAGTCGAAACCCACTTGATAAAGGCGCCTAGAGCGGTGATGCCGCCCACGATCCAGAGGACCTGTGCTAACGAAATTGTAATATCATTCTGCATCCTGGTCGCCCTCGTACTCGTCTTTCTTTGCTTTCTCGTACTCAGCGACACTCATGCGGATGCATCCGGCGATAAACGCTCCAGTAGCCGAGATGATTGTAGTGGCAACTGCTGTCGGTTCCCAGTTCAGGGCGAGTCCGATCACACCGACGAATGTCGCCAGTGAGGGAATGAAGTAGATCGCAACCCACTTCAGAAAGTCATATGCTTTATCTGAGAGTTTCATATTATTCTCCATCCTGTAATTCATACAGGCATCTGGACTTCACCCAGTAACCTAATTCCTTAATGAAAGCAGTGTCTTCTTTGACATTGATCTTGGTGACTGTCAGCTTGCCATTGTCGCCATCGAAAGCAACGCCACTGCCGATATGCAAAATGTTATCCATCTTACCATCACGGCGGTCAACTTCGTGAACCTGTGAACAGGGAATCCAGCCGCCGACCCATGAGTTATACATCCACCATGCGCCGTTAACCTTTTTCAGTTTCTCGACATAGAATCCCTCGGATCTGCAGATCGATCCCTTGGTTAAGATCTGATCAGCCTTGTTCCTGGCTGCCGGTGTCTTCTCGTCATATTTGACTGCCGGATTGACAATGCAGCCTCTAAATTTAAATCCGGATCCAAGTCCCCATCTGCCATTCAGATTGGACCGGCGGACATTCATGAAGGCTGTTCCTTTCGCATCAGTACCGCCCCAGTTGGACGCTGACGTGTAGATCGTGTTGGCATCAATGATCTGCTCAACGACCTCAACATGGCCGCAGCCATCAATGCCGGAGAGTGTTCCATACTGCCAGACCATGATCCCGCCCGGAACCGGCTTTGTGGAGATGATCAGTCCCAGACTCTTTGCGACCTCGATGAAGTTCTCGGCATTGCAGTGAATCTGATATTTGCACTTGCCATAGCCGCCGATCTCGTTGAATCTGCCATTTGCATAGCCGACACAGTTCGAGAGTACATCAGCATGAGGGTCTGTCGGATAACCCTGAATGGCTGCGTTATAGCCGCCGCTCACCTGCCGGATGTAATACTTGTTATCCCTCGGTTTCGTCTTTCTCGGTGTAAACATGTTCCGCCTCCGCTCCTTCGCTTACCAGCTGATCGATGGTGAATGTTCCGAACGTTGTCTGTTCTTCTTTTTCAGGCATTGTCTTCACGTCCTTTCAATGAAAAAGAGCCCTGTGGCTCGTCTGTGCGGATTTCCGCAAATACTTCTTCCAGTTCTTCTTCTGTCAGCATAATTTAGAAAGGAGCAGCTTTTCGCACTGCTCCTGTTTGTTCACGATTGCCTTTCTCATTTCCATCCTGTGGACGAGCTTTCACTGACGATCCTCAGACCTTCAGCGGGCGCTTTTTTAACTTGCTGGTAACTTGCTGGTAACTTGCAAGACTGAGAGTTAAAGTTTTATTTGAATCTCTTTCTGCGATTTTTTCAGATCGTGAGTGATCGCCTTTTTACACTTCTTACATGCTCGTTTACTGTTCACCTTTTTCGATGGGCAATAAGCAGGGTGATCACATCCGTTGCAGATATGCTTTGGAAGCCTTCTGTAAAGTCCTGTTTGCATACTGTTTGATAACTTTCAAAATCCGTGAGTTATGCTTCATGTTTCACATGCTCGCATATGACTTCTGAAGCATAACTTCGGTTTTTTCGTTTTTAAGCGTCACTTGGCTTTCCGCATCCTCTTTGGATTGCCGTGCTTGAACATGCAGTGATGACGATATTTGTATACTAATCTGTAACCGCCACAGCCTAAGTAGCCGTATGGCTTCAGCTTGTGCATAGGTAGCTGAATTGGAATATCATCATTTATGAAGTCAAACATTCCGTCATTGATCGTTGCCATAGTTACTCCGTCTTTTCTTCAACAATCATATTGTTTACATCAAATAGAGTAACACAGCAAGAAATTTCTTGCGCTAAGTCCTGTTCCAATTCAATCAAATCCTTGTCTTCATCATCAGTTTGAATTGTTATTACAATTGTTCTCATATCGTTTATTTAAAGCCTTTCCGCCATTCTTCAATCAGCGCATCCTCTTCCTTCTTGGATTTCGCTTTGACATATCCGAGGACTGCATAGCCGATCAGAACAGCCAGTACACAGATTGCTTTTACCATACTGTTTATTTGCGATAATATTTAATTGATTGTTAAATTGGCAATAATAGGAATATGGTCAATCGGCTGACCGTTCAAATAGCTGAATTTTGTTGTGTCAAATACCACTGAATCAATCGTAATATTTTCCGATGTAATGATGTTATCTGTTGCTGTGGTCATCTCAGATGGAGATGTTGCTGTTGCTGAATCTGTCCATGTCTTTGTGAACCCTCTTTCTGCGGTACTGTTTGCAAGGTTATACCCTGCATCTACAAATGGCTTGTATAAATTGATGTAATCAGAATCAGAGGTTGATAATGCATCACTGTTAAAATCGCCAGTGATTATGCAGTATTCAGCTTGTTCCGCCATCTCAAATATCTCCTGCATCTGAGCGTACTGGTTAACATTTGAGATATAGTCTATATGCGTGTTAATCCATGTAATGTTTTTCCCATACACATTTATTTCGCATTTCATGTAGGCTCTAGTCTCACCGGATTGATGAACAAAATCCGCTATTTCAATATTTGATAACGGCAGTTTTGATGCCATAAATAAATAATTGTAATGGTTTGACATCTGCCTGTATCTGTAATTAAGCAATGCAGTTTCAGCAACATTTCCTATTTGCCCATTCCTTGAAAACTCTTGGAATCCGATTATGTGAGGATTGTTATTATTTATAATCAATTCCTGCATAGCCTGTTGACTGTTGATTCCATTAAACCACTGTGTGTTATATGTCATTACCTTTAACGTTTTTGCAAGTATGGGATTTCCATAAACATCATAAACATTAGACAACATATTTCCTTGAATATCTAACGCACTAGACAGTGTATTCCCTTCAAAATCATAAATAGGCATATTAACACCTCACTTTATTCAAGCGTGATTGTTGTGTTGGTTGAATTTGCGGAATTTTTCATAAGCACAATCACTAAATAATACTTAGTGCCCGCATATGACGCAATGTTTACAGTTGTACCGCTTGCTTGTGCAGTATATACATACTGTCTTGTCCATTTTGATGCTTTTGTCGATGACGCGTCATAATAAACAACATTAACATCAAATGTTGTTGTACTTGTTACAGTGAGAGATGTAATACCTTCATCAATATAAATTGGATACAAACCACTATCGGCAGAACTATTTACAAATGGTACAGTATGTTCTCCTCTGTTGCATCCGACAACTCCACGATCTCTATACTGGTTATCCTGTAATCTAATTCCATTGGCAGTGTCAACGGTTTTACCAATTTGCCACACATAAGCAAATGCAATTACAGTGACATCAAATGTAGTTGACTTACCGCCATACGATGCTGTGATTGTGCTTGTACCTTCTTCAAGAGTACCACTTAATGTGTAATCTTCATCGGCAACTGTTGTAGATGTTCCATTACTCCAGTTTGCGGTTAATACAATATCGGATTTCAGCGAATCCAGTGAATCTGTGTCAAATACATTTTTGCTTTGAGTATAAACTACCGAGAGGCTTGTAACAGTTGCACTTGCAACAAGTACACTACATGTTGCTGTCATCTTTCCTGCTGTGGCTGTGATTACCGCATTGCCATATGCTAACACTGTGACAAGACCGTTTTCATCAACTGTTGCAATACTTGTGTCAGATGATGACCATGTAACTGTTGCCCCTTCTGGAACTGTTGTAGCTGTCAGCCGCTGTGTTGAGTTGAGAGTGCTGAATGACAATGAATTGACATTCAATGAGATGGCTGTCACTGCATATAAGGCATCATACAAGTCATCATAGTAATTCTCACCATGTTCATCAATATAGGCAACATTTCGTGCAATCTGGAGCAAAGCCTGTTTAATATCATCTGTCAGACCGTCACCGCTCTGCTTTGCCTCGTTAATTGCTGAAACAAGGTCTGTTTTGTCTTCTGTTTCAAGATTAGACAAGTCACCAATAGCGCTCTTTAACGCTGAGATTTCATCGCCGGTTTTCTTCGCGTCCGCTGCGGCGCCTGAGGTTGAAAGTGAGGAATCAATCACCCATTCACTGGGAGCCAGATTGTCATTCATCCATGTAGATACCGCGCTGGCAATGTTCGCGGGCGTGGTAGAGTTAATCGCTTCCTGGATGAGTGACAGATCGGATTCAGACAGATCTGCCTGATCGCCGGGCTTCGGTTCGACCAAAACCATGAAGTTTGCTGTGCCATGAGAACCGCCGTCAATCATCAACTCGAAGACCGCTTTCCCTGCTGCGGCTGTCATCTGCTGTGTTTCAGTGATGACGACTTTGCCGCCGGAGATAGCCCCTGTGTTGATGATTCCATGGCCGTCTGATTTGATACCTACGATCGCTCCGGATGACGGTTCATAAACCGATCCGTCCTGATTGTACAAAGTGAACCGCCACTGTTCACCCGAATCATACTGGTTGGCATGAATTACCAGCGGAATCTGGGAACCGGCATTCAGAAACAATTTGAAGTTTCTAACGATTGCCATTGTTAACTCTCCTTCATGAGTGTGAATATTGTGTCAGCCAGTGTCGGCTTAACTGTCGAAATAGTGATCTCGTCATATCTGTCAGCCAGCACGTTATAGACTGTTTTAACGACTTTTGCTTTCAGATCCAAATTGAGCGGAGGATAAATGACCTCAACTGTATCACATAAGGATACATGCTCAAGGCCGTAATAATCTCTGTATTCTTCTGTCTGCCACAGCGGAATAAACTCGATATCCACTGATACAGTTGGATCCGGAGCGTTTGAATTAAGATAATTCGCCGCCCAGGTATTCAGCTGGGCAACTGTCGGATCTGAATCAAAATAAGAAGAGGCATCAACAGCGATGTCTCTTGAATAGGAATATGAATGAGTTTTTGTCTGCAGAGCGGATTCAACATAAGTGTCTCCACTCTTGTAATATGCAACCACTCCAGTGTAAACATTGGACATGTCCACACTGTACTGCAGTCCGGTTAAGTTCTTGGAATACGCAATCTTGACTCCGTTATCTGCGCCTCTGGCCTGAAGCAGCTGAACTTTTAACCTGTTCCATTTCAACTCTCCGCCGAACAGATCGATCATGCTTCCTTTCATTCCGCCAAGAAGCGTTTTGAGCGCCGTAGGAACGTCACAGCCGTATTTATAAACTGTTCCGTTGTCGTCCTCGATATCCGTCTCAAACGTGAAAGGATTGGATGATTTAAGATATCTGTTCTCGACTTCCCAGAACTTTGAAGGATAACGAGTGCCTGGATCTTGTGCATTGGCTCCGATCATCACGGAGTTCAGCTGATAACTGATGTGTTCAGCGTAGATCTGCATCGTGCCCAGCATATCATAGTCGACCGACACGATCCGAAACGGTTCTGCCATTTCAGAATGATCATAAGGATCGGCCAGAATGATACGGTCAACTGCGATCTTATCCGCCCATCTTCCTTCCCTTGGATATTCCATTTCCAGGAAGAAACCTGTGTTTCTCTCTTCGGTAACCGCGCAGGAAACACAGTCGGCAAGCGAGCAGATTCCATAATTGTCGAAATTCGTTGCACTCTTTTCAAACAGTCTGGGAATCATAACTTCCACCACCGGGGATAGATCTTGACTTCGCCAAGCCCCTGCTCCAACGTGACAGATGTGTAATACATTTCGATCTCTGTCTCGTCTTCACTCAGCTGTGGGAACACAAGCCCTTTTCCCGCCGCTGAATGCGCATCTGTCAGAAACAGGTAATTGGTCAGATTGTTTCCGTCATCGTCGTATACATACTGCAGATCGCAGTCCATATAGAAATGGTTTGCCGGTGTTTCATTCACGTGGAATGCATAGTGTTCCGCTTCTTCGCCATCAATATAGTTAGTCATTACCATATACGGCAGTCTGCTCGACATCGATTCGATCAGAGGCTTCGAAGCGTATCCTGTTGGATTCAGGATCTTGAACTTTCTGGCCAGAGTTCCTTCAACTGACACACGAGCGCCGTTGATCGTCTGCCGTGTGCTTACAGAAGCGGAAATGTCGTCAAATGATACATCAGTCGGTTTTTCAACAGAAAAGCGATAATAAGCATCGGCAAGCACAAATGTCTGTCTTCCAACCGATCCGTTTGATGCGCTGCTTGTGTATTCGTTTCGCTGTTCTCCAGATGCATTGTATGTTCTGATTCTCACCGTCACTTCAACATCGTCAGGGCATTTTATCGACCAATCAAGCGCAGTCCCTGTTTTGAAATAT